AAATTGTAATTTCAGACAGTGGAAGTAGGGTAGTATCTTCCAATTTATTATCATGCAACCATTTTTCTATTGTTGCTATCTTGGATTCTATGCTTGCTAAATTAACTGCGCTCTTTCGAGCCTCTTCTTTGAACACTTCGAACAAACGAACATAGTGTTCTAAGTGCAGAAGATCAATTAAAAACTTTTTACGGTTAGTATCCGTCGCAGTAAGAAACTGTAAACTACTGCTAGTATTTTGATATACCAGTTGGGTGAACGTTTTGAAATCAATACCGATAATATCTTGTAGTGTCTTATAGGTATTGGTTGCCGTATGTGACGAGATATCCTCTCCATTTTCGAGAAGTCTAAGTTTAATATTTGATTTTCTATTAATGATGACTTCATAGTTTTTATCATCCTTTGAAAAACTTAACTGAATATCATAGCCTTGATTTACGTGTCGATTTGGTATATCAGCCTTTTTAATTCCTTTTGAGTTTTTGTTGTACAGGGCTTCTTCTATAATTAATGGTATAGATGACTTACCCATACCATTTGTTCCAACGAGTTGAGTTACAGTGTTCTCACTTAGATCTAGCTCATTGTTCTCCCCGTAGCTAAAACAATTACTCCATTTCAATTTTTGCAGCGTAATCATTAAATACACCCATTATTTCTGGTATTTCACTTTCTCGTATTGCTAGAATGTAGGTTAAATACTCTACTAATTCTTCCTCTAGCGTCATCTCTTTGTCTATGATTAAAGTAGCTTCTGTGTTTCTTTTCACTACTTTTTTATCAAGAAGATCACTATTTTTGATATTTGCAAGCTCTTGCATATCACCTTCGATTTCATATATAGTATGGTGATAGTCTGTAGGTATCATTTCTTCTGGATCGGATACAGTTTTTCGTATCAATTGTGGAAGGTCAAAAGGCTCCCATATCCAGCTCCAGTCTTCTGGATTAATTAATAAGTAGCCAGTTTTTACTTCTGTCCTATGAAATGATGTTGTCATCGGAGACCCGGGGTACACAATATTTCTTTGTGTATTACTATGTGCGTGTAAGTCTCCTGCAAATACGATTGGAAAATCTTCGAACCTGTCTAAGTCCACCTCTGGCTTGACATGGGGAGGAATCTCGCCTCGTACATGAGTAAAGAGCGGTGCTGTTGATACAAACTTCTCAATACTATTTTCTCTGTGTAAATCCGCATAAGGAAGAACACTAAATCCGAAATCAGAATCATAGTATGAAATGTCAGCTATCTTTATTAAAGGATTAATGTCTCTACTAACTTGCTTTAGTTGAGTGAAAAATGTTTTATTCTTCTTCGTTGCTTCATGATTGCCGTCATAAATAAGAGTTGGAATCTTTACTTCCCGAATAAACGAAAAGTAAAGTTCCAACTCTTCCATGCTCGGCAGACGGTCAAAAAGATCACCACCAATAATGTGCATATTGCACTGGTTTTCGAGAGAATGAATCTGCTCAAAAAATAACTTGTAGCGATTTAATGCCCACTCACGCGGTACATTCTTTTGACCTAGCTTTATATGCCAGTCTGCCGTAAATAGAATCATGACAAATCGAACTCTTCACCTAATTCTTCGTCAACATTTGATGTTTCTTCTCGAATTTCGTCGAGGAGTTTCTTTTGAGCATCGGGAGTAGGACGAGGCATAACATCATCCATAGACTTAAGTTCTGCTACAAGTGCCATCTCTTCTTCGCTCAGAGCGCGAGATTTGCACTTCAGTACTTGAAGTTGATACTCTACATTGTAGGGAAGAGGCCCAGTCTTGACTCGCTTAAATCGAACATCCCAGCCAGTTTCTGGATCGGTAGGATCACCCAGGTCTTCCGCTGCTGTAAGAATTGCTTCAAACAGCTTCTTCTTTAAATTGATAATTTTGACTTCGCCTTGATCAATGCACTGCATTGCGTAGCTCCAGCCACATTTGAGATCAGGATAGTACTCACGTACCCAGTCCTTCTCCAAGTTGTTAAACCGCTCTTCGTTGCGATCAAAAGAAAGACACTCAAAAGGAATGTTCTTTCCGTTCTTGCCTTCTAGCCAGTACACGTAGCGTGCGAGTACATCGCCTACGAGACGAACTTCGTTGTCTCCGTCACGGTATGAGTATGAAGTAATGCTGCTCTTTTTTGCGCCGCCAGCGGCTTTGTTAAATGATAGTGCCATTAGTGTAGTTTCTCCTTTGGGACTTCTTCGTATATGAAATGGATAGAATCCTCTTCAAAACGAAGTAGACTGTTATCTTTAATAAGTTCGTAATCTAGATCCAAATATTCGGCGTCCAGATTGATTTTCCCAGTAGCTCTATAGTCCGCGAGCGGACGTAAAGAACACAATGCGATATACTGGGCTATCTCATTGTATTCATGTTTATATGCGTTAAAAAATAAAATATCTGGATGCACCATAAAAGAATCGCCACCAAAGTTTTGATGACTAAACTTGTATATTCTGTCGTACTTATTCTCTGGTACAGCTTTTTCGGTTATCATTTTAAAAATAATAAAAACCATAAAAGCATTTCCATCGGATGCTTCGAATATTTTTTTCCAATTATATAACAGCATATTATACACCAAACTACAACAGATGTCAAGAGTTATTTTTGTACGCTATAGCTCTTTAATTGCGTACCCTTGCTTCATGTAGTATCCCATTCGATTTGAGGCTTGTCGTGTTGCAGTTTTTCCTTTTAAATGTATGTCTACAATTACAGGACTTAACTTTCCTTCTTGTTCTCTGATGACTCTTCCGATGAGCTGGGTGAGGAGGGGCTCGTTGTTGATAGGGGTACCGAGTATAAGGACAGAGAGGGAATTAACCGAGATACCCTCGCTGAATATTGCTTGAGTGCCAAAAAGTATTTCTTTATTTCCATAATTTATCTCATCAATAAGGTTCTCTCTTTCTTCGTGAGGAACCTCTCCAGTTACACAAATTGCTTTTTCTCCTACTAATTCAGCACAGGTTTTTAAAAAGTGTACTCGGTCAGATACTACAAGTACCTTGTGCCCTCGAGCCGCATAGTAGGATGCAAGCAGAGAAACACTATGTACATATTCTTCGTTGTTTGCTAAGTTATTTACTCTATTTGCCCATGGAATGTTTGCACCGTCCATGAAGCGCACTTCCGAACGATATACATTTATCGTCGGAGTCATAAAATTTTCTTTTGGTGGTTTGAATATTTTGTTGCCAAAATAGTCACGAAATACAACGTGTTTTCCGTCTTTGCGCTCTATTGTGCCACTTAGTCCGAGTTTGTACCGTGCGTGACTGGTGTCGATGATTTTCGAAAAAGTTGGCGAAGATACGTGATGCATTTCGTCCAAGATAATTGTTCCAAACATTTTTCGAATTCGATCGATGTTTCGGTACAAGGTTTGGGTATTACCAACCACAATACAAGAATCGGTGTTAAAAGAACCAGACCCAATAATTCCAGGACTAAATCCATAAACTTTTTCAACCTCCTTTGCCCATTGATTTCTCAAGGGTACTGTGTGTGTTATTACTAATGTCTTTTGCCCTAATTTTCCTGCAATTGCAAGACCTGTAAATGTCTTTCCCCAACTTACCCACGCATTGATGATACTGCTATTATCGAGCTCGTCGTAGACGGCTTGTTGAGATTCGCGGAGTACAAACTTAAACTCAGGAAAATCAACAGGCACCATAATCCTCTTGTCAACAATTTCATATTCATTTGGTATTAAGTCCTCTCGTCCGATTGGTATGGATACCAGATTTTCGCGCACCCGCTGCAGATTTTTAATTATCTGGGGCGGATCGTTTGGGTTTTGTGCAGGTATCTTGTAAGTTAGCTCTTTAGATAACTTTTCTCGTAGCTCTAAATTAGCATCCATATAAATACGATTACTTAAAACAGCTTTCATACTTTTCTTCTAGTAGGTTTTTCTCGGGTTTCTGAATAATTATATAATATCCAAGGGAGTTCTCCAAAGTGAAGTAGCCCAGCGTACTGTAAACTATCTTCAGGAGGTCTAGGTATTATAAAAGGCTGTTTTACATCTTTTAACCAAAGCAAAGAAAAAGTATCTTTCTTACTAATGCTTTTTATCTTGTAGTATTTTAATTTACAAAATTCTGTTTTTTCATATATGAAGGGCATTCCTTTAGAATCTATAAAACTTTTACAATTAGTTTTTAACAGTCCCCTAATATTTTCTATTTGATTTTTTATTGTTAAAATATTTTTATGAGGAGTCTGTATTCTCCTTACTCCTAAGGTATCCCCTGACATATTTTTATCGTCTACGATTTTATCTTCGATATACAAAAGCCCGTCAGTAACATACCAGTTACTGGACGGGAGTTCGTATACGGGAAATTGTACTTTGTTTATATTTCTAAATGTGACTACCATAGAGCTTTTCAAACTTACCCATAGAATAATCTTCTCCTATTTCAAAGTCACAGCCTACAGGAGCTCCGGGAATGTATATGCCTCGGTCTTTTTGTACAAACTTCTGTAACATTTCAGAGTAAAAGTCTACTTCATCGTTAGGCACTTCAGCGAGAATAGAGTCATGAACAAGTGCAAATATTTTTGACTTCATATTTTGACTCTTTATAAACTCACCCATTTCTATCGCCCCTAGTAAGTTAATATCAGAAGCAGTAGACTGAACCAAAAAGTTAAGACCAGAACGAATGCTATGACTTCGGATGCCTTGATCGGTACTTTTAACATTCGGCAGTCTCCTTTTTCTTCCGAAGTAGCTGTAAGTAAATCCATTATTTGCTATAAAGTTTTGATTAGTTTGAATCCATGATTTTAATTTATGGAATGTTTGAAAGTATTCATTAATAACTTCTGCAGCTTCATTCTTTGAAAAGTATTTTCCACTGTCTTTAGTTACTTGTTCACTGATTTTTGCTGGGCCAGCCCCATACATGATACCAAAAGTAACCGCTTTAGCGGCTTGTCTACGATCTGAGTATAGTTCAGCTACGTCTTCGATTTCACAAGGTAATCGAAATACTTTGTGTGCGATTGTACTGTGAAAGTTTCCTCCTGATCGAAACACATCCATGAGTGCTTTATCTTTTGATAGAACCGCAGCAACATAAACTTCGGCGGTCGTTAAGTCCATTGCAACAATCTTGTGCCCTTCTGGGGCTTTTATACAGCCTTTAACAGTGGGATTATCTCTTGGCAGTTGTTGCATATTGAGCTTCCCACTAGAACTAAGACGCCCACTAGTAGTACCGTGAAGGTTGAAACCTGTACGAAGATGAGAATCTCTATCAAGTTGTGGTATGATTTTGTCAAGATAAGTGTTCTTGATCTTAGACTTTTGTCTAATATCAAGTATAAGTCCTGGAACTGTGCTTTGTGTTGAGAGCTCTTTAAGTACTTCTGCATCAGTTGAATCTGCGCCTGTTCCTGTTTTCTTTCCAGTAGGCTTAAGGCCCAAGTAGTCGAACAAAAGACTACGAAGCTGCACAGTAGAATTAGGGTTGAAAGATTTACCATTTAATTCCTCAAATCTTCGTATCTTTTCATTCTCGTACAGTTTTGATATTGCTGTATCTATATCTGTTTGCATTGCTTCTTGTGCAAATAAAAGTCTTGTACGATCAAAAGGCACGCCATTATCTTGGGTATCAATTAAAAATCTAGTACCCGGGATAAGAATATTTTCATATACACTCTTTAATTTCTCATTTGTTTTAACAACAAGTAATTTTTCATAGAGTAAAAAAGTTACTACCGCATCCATCGCGGCATA